TTGAAGCTCGTACACATTGCTTGAGTAATAGCCATAAGGGGCCTCTCCTATAATTTACGGATTATGTTGGCCAACTCATTTTGGCCCTGCTTTTCAAGTTCTGCACAAATAGTGGTCCTATCTGATTTGATGGCCTCTTTCATGTAAAACACCAAAACTTCTCTAATCTGTTCTTTAAATACCAGAGCTTGTGCTTTGACCTGCTCATCAGCAGTGTCACTCACAGAAATCAACTTTGTCAGAGCGCGATCCGCTAACTCTTCTGGCGTCCACCCACGATTACTGGTGGTGTGGACATCTACCTTAAAGCCGTTATCAAACGCCGTTTGAACGCCTTGAATCATGGACCCGGACTCTCTGACTTAATAGGCAATCTGATCATGCCATCACGATATTCGTCACGACGACGGCGACCTTGTTGTTCAATACCCAGCCCCTGCACAGCCTGTTGGTAACTATTTTGAAAATACTGCATCATTTCAACAGGCCCTTTGGTGTAACTATACGCTTGAATCAAAGTAGCATAAAGCAGTGCTTCAGGTGCATTGTTGCTTATCCAAGTCGTTGTATTGCTTGAAGAAAGCTGTGCTGGTCTGTAGATGTATCCTAGCTGCACTGAATAAGTCGTGCTTGGCGTCGGTGCTATGCAAAAAGTGCTTTCATCCCAAACCGAGTAATACTTTGGTACTCCGGTTTCAGTAAAATCAGGCCAGTATTCTTTAATAAAAGAATTGTCCCTAAAATCTAAAAATATCTGATCACCGTCTGCATTAGTAAAAATCAAATATCGATGCGTAAGTATGTCCGAGGGCATTGTCAAAAAACGATCACCGCTGGTCATAGACGCCGTTGATTCTTTCTTAAACACATCCAGATCAATGTCCCTGAGAATTTTATTCTCAGCCATTGTGATAAACGTGTTGATCACACTATTAGAAAAGACGTTGCTGTCCACCTCAGTGTAATTTCTAATATTTGTCACTAACTCATCGTATGTCATGGCGTCACCACGGTAACATTACCTATCTCACCTACTCCCTCGACCGCTATGGTGGAAGGGGCAGGCTGCATAGAATTTGGTATCGTCTCAAAAGGAGTGTCTCCTCCTGCGTTGTTGACAACGACAGTCAAGGGTTCAGTCCTATCCGGCCTTGGATTAGCAAGTGCAATCGCGTCCCCTTTATACTGCAAAGGCTCTATCTGAGGCTCTTTTGGTTCATAGTCTTCAGGGCAGACCATAAACCCTTTCCAATTCTTTTTTAGGTCCAGATAACGGTATCTTCTACCGCAGTAATCACACAGACCGTAGGAAAATTTACCGGTTGCCGTAGCCATCTCAATACTCTATCTGAGGCACAAAATGGACACTTGCGGTATCTCTATCCTCTAACGCGGCCTTTATAAAATCTTCTTCATAAATCTGTTTTAAAAGCCCTACTCTGTCCGGCGCATATTTCAGAGAGAGCATGTAGGCTAGACCAGAAGCCAAACAAGGTAAAAACCTAAAATTCACATCACTTGTATTAGTATAGTCACCAGCATCCTGTATCCGTCGAATGCGGTAGTAAACCAAGGTATACGCTTTGTCTGCTGTCGGATACAGATACACAGTAGGTGTATTTGTTCTCTCTACATAAAACTGCGACGGCCTAGCCTTTGTCAGCTTATTAGGCAGGTCTAAATACTCTGACCGGCCTATCCTATCTATGCTGATGTCCTGTTGCTGGCCGTTTATCGTGTCTCGTATAACAGCAGAAAGCACGTTTACCGTATCGGCTCCGGGCGCAATCGTAGTCGTGCCGTCAGCCAGTACAGCAGTAGCCTGCTCAATGGTCCAAAGGTTAAGGCCCCTGTTGGCCCAATCTGAGAATAATAAATTCAAAGAACGACGAGCTGATGACAGCTGATATCCAGCTGTCATTCTCATGCCACAACGCTCAAACGCCTCTTCTATGAGGTCGTCAATGTTGAGATCAAATGTCGCTGTTCCAGAAGTGGCCATTACTTACACATACCGCCTTTGCGATAACCTTTTACTTTGCCGCCTTTGCTATAGCCCAAGCTTTTTACTACACCGGGATGGTTCTTTTTAAACCGCATAGCTGTTCTGCTTGTGTCTCCACCTATCCCAACAGAGCGGGTTCTACCACCAGTAGGCATATCTGCTCTGGTTTTTTTAGACATGCCGCCTTTGCGATATTTTTTAATCATGCCGCCACCCATTTTCTTTTTGGGATTTTTGGGGCCGGGGTCGTCATAGGGCACTTGTTGATGTATAGGCTCCATAGGCATGTTCTTACCTCCTATAGGTGTGTTCTTACCTAAGGGCTCAGTTGCTCTTCGTCCTATGCCTCGTGAACCGTTATTGCCTTTGGTATTAGAAGAAGCAGCAGTGTTGGTGGCTTTGGCTTTTTTTCTTTTTACTGCTACGGCTTGTCTAGCTGTTGCGTTACCTTTTGGCATATCTGCTCTGGTTTTCCTAGCCATGCCGCCTTTGGCCATCATGACTTCAACCTTTGGGCTAGGAGAAGAAACCTTTTTGTTACGAGGCCCAGAGCCTACACATCCACCGCCTCGAGTTGCCGCACCCATTCCACGTCCAGCCATTTTAATCACCTCACTCGTCTATGACGTTTAACTTTTTTAGCAACCTTTTTAGGTTGCGCCGAAAACTGTTTACCCTTCGCAGTATCCGCTCGCTTCTTGCGGGTGGTCGCTGCATACTCTTTACTGCTCATGGACTTAATAGCCTTAGCAGGCAGATATCTCTCGCCTGTGGCTTTGGGTCCCTGTGTAGAGGGCTTACCGCTTTTAGTTGTCCACTTTTGCTTAGTCCAAGCTTTTAGCGATTTCTGGGGCCTTTTAAGAGCCATTAGTCTCTGTAGCCCCCGCCTTTCGCTTTGTACTGTTTGGCCAGCATCTGCGCCTTACGTGCAGACCACTGGCCCGGCTTACCGCCTTTTCCTCCAGCCTTTATTTGATTAAAAAGCTGTTTTCGCATAGTAGGCTTCGTATAGTTGCCTGCTTTGTTTACAGAGGACTTACTGACTGCGCCTCCAGTGGCCTTTCGGACCACCTTCTTTTTTGCAGCCTTTTTCTTCATCTGCATCTCCAGCGTTTCCGAGCCTGACGCAACCGACTGTTTGGGTCTTTTGCTGCCTTTGGAAACTTTTTCATTTGCCCCTCAGATCGCGCACAAAAAGACTTTCGACGTTTTGCGCGTGATTTAGAAGGGTCTTTTTCTGTGACAGCGGTTTTGAGCTTACTGCCGGGATTAGCTTTCCGATAGGCTTTTACGCCTTTCTCGGTCATGCCCGCCCCCTTCTTTGTCGCACGAAAATTGCCCGACTTTACGGAGGTTTTAATACCCATGCCTTTCTTGCTCTTTGTCGCCATTACTGAGGATCACCCCCTTCAAAGAACAAAGTTACGCTGGTTACGTTGACATCATTTACGTCAATGAAGATACCTGTCTCGAACAAAACACCTGCGTCTGGAATAAACAAGTCCTGAGCGCCAGCTGCTGCGGGCGTGTTTATAGTAACCAGAGCAGTGCCGCCAGACGTTGTACCGTCCTTTAACGCGAAAGAAGAGCCTGTCGCTGTGTTGGTAAAGTAAATGCCGTACAAACGGCAACGTCCTACCACAGCTGAAGCATCTGCCGTCTTAGTGACGGTTTTGATGTTGCTATAGCTCACGGATCACCTCCCGTTATGAGAGATTGTTGTTTTGAATATACAAGATTGTGACAGTAGCTACGCCAGCGGTGCCATCACCTGCTGTGGCTGCAAAATCAGCTAAAACTTGAATATCTGTGGTTCCTACGTCAGTAGCTTCAGTATCCAATGTTCCTCGAGTAGTTCCAGCTGACTGAACGCTGGTTGAAGGAATAAAGGCGTCTGGGTCACCAGATGTACCTACCACTACAGTCGAGGCAGTGCCGTCGTCGTTAGCAGTGGTGACGTTAAGGATGGCGTCAACAATCTGTGAATTAGCAGGAATAGTAGCAACAACCTGATCTGCGCTACTGGCACCAGCTATATCAATCACAGCAGATTGCGCCATAAGAACAGAACCGACGTTTGCAACGTCTGAACCTACGGTTGTACCGATGGTGTCTTTGATGGTTCCGGCCTTGATAGGACCAGAAAAAGTAGTAGTAGCCATGTGTATCTCCTGTCGTGGCTAGGGTCAGGCGCGGGATTGCACCTGTCAGGGATTAGGTTGAGGATATAGAAAAAGAAAGGGGCCTACAAGAGGCCCCTTTCGTCGATCTCTAAGGAGTACCCGGAGAGCCGAAAATGCCGCGAGGATCGCTAAAGCCGAAGCTATAACGCTCACGAGCCTTGTAGCGCACATTTCCTGTTTCAAAGTCACCCTCGAAACCAGTGCTAATAGCTACACGCTGGAACATCTTCATGCCGTTAGGGGCATCAGTCATGATGAAGAACGCATCAGGATCGGTCAAGTAATGATTTACTGAGTAACCCTGAGGCACCATTCCCATGTTGCG